GGTGGTGGCGTTGGACTCCTCGTCCGGTGGGCGGTTCCAGTCCTGCTCGAACCTCTGGGTACCTCGGACGACTCCCTGACCGCCTCCCTTGACGTCGACGTAGAGCCCCGAGCCGCTGAGGTAGTTGGCCCGTCCGGACCTGGCGTCCTTCAGCTGCGCCTTGCGCTCAGCCTGGGTCAGCTTGGCACTGGCCTTGATCGCCTTCAGGTTGGCCCGGTACTGGGCACCGGTCATCCGGCCGAAGCGACCCTGCTTGTCGCGCTCCTGGAACTTCCACCAGTCGTCGTCGTCCTTCGCGACTGCCACAGCCGCTGCGACCGCCACAGCAGCCTCAGGGTCGCCGCCCTCGTCCAGGTGCTCGAGGAGGGCCTTGGCAACCGTGTCCGTGACCTCGGCATCGTAGGAGTCCTTCAGCCGGCGGAGGTACCGCTCGTTGGCCCGGACGTCACGCGACCACACGTCGTGGGCCACCAGGAGGCCGAACATCTGGGCCTCGTCGTCGTCCATCTTGGAGACGATGTCGTAGACGCGCTGAGCGCAGTGTTCGTTGAACGCCATACCAGGATTCTCCCATCACAGGCTAGTGATGTCGGTGTTGAGGATCTCGTCGATGTCGGGCACCGGATGGGACTTCCCGTCGACCTTCTCGAGCTCCTTGTTGAGCACGAGAACGATGTCCCGCATCTGCCGCAGGGCCATCCCCTGCCGGCGCATGAAGGCGATGGTGGCGACCCGGGACTGCTCCAGGCTGGCGATCCGGTTGGCCTGGGCCGCCAACTGGGCGTTGACGTCCTTGAGCAGCCCGGAGGAGGTCTCGGTGATGATCCGTGCGGTGTTGGCCTCGTCGGTGGTGATGGTGGCCTCCACCTTCCGGACGTCGGCGCGGAAGCGCCTCCGGGTCAGGAAGAACATCAAGGCACTGCCGAACCACGTGGTCCCGACGACCGCCAGGATCACGTTGTAGACCAGCTGCGTGTTCACTCGAGGGACTCCTTCGCCCGGAGAGCATCCGCCTCCCTCCCCACTCGGAGGACGAGACGGATGATCTGGATCCCCCGACCACAGAACATGAGTGTGAGACAGGCGCTGGAGAACCCCGCAAGGGTGCCCTGCACCGGGTTGACCAGGTAGATCGCCAGCCAGTAGGCCACCGTACCGAAGCCGACCAGCACACTGCCGAAGAACTCCACCCAGAAGCCGTTGATCCTGGTGCGGAGCGAGAGGAAGCGCGACGGGACCTGGAACGCGCTGCCCCCGATGACCATCAGGCAGCCCAGTGCCATCCCGTAGAGCGCGACGATCCCGGTGGTAGGCATCTCCTGGAGAGAGACCGGCACGTCACCCTGGCCCCTGGCTATCTGTACCAACGCCACCATCAGCAGAACGCTCATCCCGAACGCGACAGGGTTGGGCGAGGGGATGGAGTGTTTCTGGATCATGGCGGCTCCTACGCGGGGTGTGAGTGGTAGGGCCTGGCGAAGATCTCCTCGTCGTCGAAGGAGTTGCGCTCGTCGACCATGCCCAGACAGACGTAGACGACGATAGGCAGCAACGGGAATACCGCAGTGGAGAAGGGCACCGAGTTGGTGGGGGTGACCGCGCTGGCCACGCAGAGCCCGAAGGTGATCCACCACAGGCACCCGAGGAAGAACCCGGCGTCTTTCAGCCACTGGCCCCAGGAGTGGTCGTGCGAGGCCAGCAGCGACCCGGCCATCACCATCACCGTCGTGGTCATCAGGATCGAGGCCCAGCTGTACGGAGAACCAGGAAACTGGTTGAGGACCGAGTAGGTGACCTGGGACCAGCGCTTCTCACCACCGACCATGATCGCCATCGCGTAGACGAAGGTCGCCGAGGAGATGAGCCGGATCAGGGCCCGGGTGACCGGACACGCCTTGATCCTGGAGTCGTCGATCTTCTCCACAATCCAGTGCCCGAACAGCAGTGGCTTGGATGCAAGCCATCTCAGTCTCTCGACCAGACGACCCATGTCAGACTCCTACGGCCAGCCAGTTGATGAAGGTGTTGGCCACGGACGACCGGGTCATGGTGACGGTGAAGGAGTCCACCGTGGCGAGCTGGGTGCTGACGTGGATCCGGTCGGGCACCGAGGAGTTGGCCGAGACGACGGTAACAGGCGGGACGCTGAACCTCCCAGCCGGAAGGTTGACCACCACCGAGGTGGGGACGTCGATGGCAGAGGGCAGGATGGCCACCTGACCGGCCAGGAACTGGAGGTTGTCGCTGACCTTCCAGGGCGACCAGGTTCCCGAGAAGGTCCTGGTGTAGACCGTGCCGTCGACTGCTGTGAGGCGCTGCCTGGGGTAGAAGGTGTTGCGGTAGCTCTCCAGTGTGCCCGAGAGAACCGGGTAGCCGGTGGGGCTGCCGGCTGCACCGGCCTGCAGGCGCCAGACCGAGTACCCCTGTGGGAAGGCGTCCGGCAGGGTGCCGACCACCGGGGCCAGCGGGTAGGACACCGTCACCCCTGCTGCGGAGTCCAGGTCAAAAGCCGAGATGCCCGCACTGGCCACGAAGGACCGCGCATGCACCACACCGGAGGCTGACACCCCTCCACCCGAGGTGCCCCGGTAGGACTGCGCCGTGAAGGGGTCAGCACCCGATGAGGTGTAGACCTGCCGCCAGGGGCCCCAGGAGTTGGTGGCGTAGATCGCGCGCAGATAGACCCGGGACTCCGACCCCGCGTAGCCGTAGGTGGTGTAGCTCTGGGCGACCATCTTGGTGCCGTCGTTGTTGGCCACCACCACCAGGAAGCCCGCCCTGTTCACCGGGTAGCCCAGGTCGGTGGAGGCGACCGTGTCAAAGGGCTGGTGGTAGGTGCCGGTGGAGGTCACGGCGTCCAGGCTCACCGAGCCCAGCACGTTCATCGAGGCGAAGTTCCGCACCTGCCCCAGACCCACGTCAGCGGGGATCAGGGTGCGCCAGGACTTGTCCCCGCGCAGGAAGGTGGTCACCGTGCCGCCCGAGGGCAGCAGGGGCTCCTTGCCCCCCAGCAGGACGCTCAGGGCGTTCAGGGCCGCCTGGGTGTCGGCCGAGACGGGCATCTGGGAGGGAGCCAGGTTGGCGACGTTGCCGAGACCCACGTCGTCCGCGCCGATCTCCACCTCACCGACCTGGCCGTTGACACTCTGCACCTGGCCCACGTTGGCCGCCAGGGTGTTCAGGGCGATCTGCACCGAGCCGGGGATGGGCATCGTGGCCGGGGTGAGGCCCACGAAGGTCCCGAGCCCGAGGTCGGCCGCGGTCGGGGTGTTGCCCGGCTCCCCCTGCGCGCCCTTGTAGGAGCCGAGGTTGCGCCACTCGACCCCGTCGAAGTGGTAGAAGGACTGGTTCTCCAAGACGGCGACGATGCTCCACTTGGGCATCAGGACGGTCTGCTCGTCGTCGGTGAGCACCCCTCCACCGCCACTGAGAGCCGACTCGGTCATCACGATGGCGTCGAGGTGGAAGGGCCTGCCCTGGGGTCCAGCCGGGCCTCTCAGCCCCCGTGGGCCCTCGGTGCCTATGTCTCCCTGGGCACCGCGCGGCCCCATGATCCCAGGAGGGCCTGAGATGTCGTCCAGGAAGTCGGAGAACGACCCGGTGTTGCCCTGGTCCACCCAGAGCTCGTAGGCGCTCTTGCCGGCGTCCGGGGCCAGCTGTGGGACGCGCTCAATGAAGTCGGAGTAGGTGATCGGGCCCGTCATGCCCATCAGCGAGGAGACGTACTGGTAGGGGATCACCGGCGGGGCGTTGACCGGCATCAGGGAGGAGAGCTCGACCTGCAGGGAAGTCGGGTCGAGCACGAACTCCCAGGAGTCGGCGAACCCCGAGACGGCGATGTCCACGGAGTACCGGCGGGGCGTGGGGGTGGAGTTGATGCCCACGTTCAGGGGCAGCTCCACCCAGAACTCACCGTTCTGGTCGAGGTAGGCCTTCTCCGTGTGGGGGACGTGGATGACGTTCTCCACCGTGTCGGTGGAGAAGGCGAAGTCGGAGAACGTCAGCGTCCCCTGGGCGGGGAGGTCTCCGTCCTCGAACTTCCCGTGGATCACGACCTTGGGCTGGGTCATGGCCTAGAAACCGCTCCTCAGGTATCCCTTGCGACGTGAGTTGGCGATCGACCGATTGGCACCGTGGACGGTCCCGACACCTCCACCGAGAGCTGCGCCGATCTTCGTAGCCATACGGTTGCGGGTCAACATACCCGCACCTGCTCCCACAGCACCCCCGACGCCGCCCTCCGCGCCGGTGCGGACGAAGGCGTTGCCGCCGGTCTTGAACCGCTTGCCCTTGCGCGCAGCACTGCCAGCGCCGATCCCTACCCCGAGGGGAATGGCACCACCGGCCAACGTGCTCACCAGTCCAGCAGCGCCAGCACGCTGGTTGGCGTTCCACTGGCCGGGCTTGCGGGGCTCGTCGGCCTTGCCCACCACGACCATGCCCTTCTCCACCCGGGCACGACGCATCTTGCCGACCGGACGCAGCACACCCTCGATGTGGACGTCGGCCATGTCGGGAGAGCCCTTGGAGATGCGGTTCGACCTTGCCCCGAAGCCCCTACCTGCTACACCACCCAGACCACCAGAGGGTTGAAGCTCCTCCAGGACCTCCTTCTTGGTCGTCTTGCGACCGGGGAACTGCTTGCGTGCCAGGGCGACCGCTTCCTCCACGTCGTCAGGATGTGGCTTGTACCCCGGGAGCCGACGTGCCCCTGTGACCCGCAGAGACTTGTGCACCCGGTCCGAGGGCTTCCAACCTTTGGGCTTCTCGGTACCGGCCCACTGGGCAACCTTGCCCCGGACACCGAAGATCTTCTCCTTGGTGGTGAGTCCCTTCGTGCCACCCAGACGCTTGGCCTCCTTGTTGCCCTTGTAGGCGGCAGCCCCGGCACCGGCCAACCCGACTGCTGACAGTCCGGCGATGATCTTGTCGGTCCGGTCGAACTTCTTCTCGACGTTGTCCTCGGTCTGCTCGAAGTCGTTGACCTGGAGCATCTGCACCATGGGCATGAACCTGCCCCTTTCGTCTCGTGCCTGGTTGGGCGAGAAGGACTTGCGGACCTTGCGCTGCCCGAGAGCACCACCGGCCATGCCGAGCCCGCCAGCACCCACAGCGCCTGCTCCCAGGGCAAGGTTACGGTTCCGGTTGCTGGTCCTCGGAGCGACAGGGACAGGCGCGTACGGACGCGCTGCAGCAGCCCCTGGCAGCTTGGGAGTGGTCACCGGAGGCTTGGGCACCGGGGCGTAGGGCCGGGCCATCCCGCCGGTCTTCGGCGCCGGCCTGCTGCCGGAACCGACCGGACGGGCGATGCCTCCCACCTTGGGTGCGGCCGCGGCAGGACCACCGGCGGCCACCGAGGGAGCAGCAGCCAGTCCTGGACGGCCCACAGCACTGGCAGGGCGTCCAGTCCCGCGGGGGTTGATGCCGCCACCTGGGGCGGCACCTGGACCCATCAGCCGACGAGGGCTGGCAGCGACACCCATCTCCCGCGAGCCTGCCTGCATGGCGCGCTTCGGCGCACTGCCCCGCTGGAACATGCTCGACAAGCCACCGGCCCTGCGTGGTGTGTTCACACCGGCATGCTGGCCGACGTTGACCCCCATCCGGCGCGGGGCGACCCCGCGTAGGGAGAACGCCTTTGATACGCCGTCCACCTTTTTCCTCCTCGAGTAGACCGCTGCTCCGGTAAGACCTACCGCACCTGCACCGGCTGCTGCAATGCCGGCGTTGCGCCGGCCGTTGCCACGCGGAGCCTGGGTCGGTGTGCTCACCGGCTGGGCACTAGGTGGCCTGGTGACTGCAGGAGCGGCCCTGGGAGGGGCACTGGGGGCCGCAGGAACAACCCTGGGCCTCCGGGTGAACCCCTGGAACCCCGACCTGCTCCGCTGGGCACCAACACGGGAGAGCCGAGGAGCAGCGGGTGGGGGTGCCTGAACAGGCTTTGCCTTCGCTGGTGCGGGCTTGGTCAGCGGAGGCGCCTTGTGGCCCTTGAAGCTGAGAGCCCCGGACGCAGCGGCTGCCTGTGGCTTGGGATGCCACTCGGCCCCCAGTGACCCGATGGTCTTGGGCTTGTGCGGGGCGAAGGGGACAGCAGCAGGAGGGCTGGCCTTGACCCGGTTGATGTGGGCCAACGTGTCGCTGACCAGTGACTGGGTGGCGTTCTTCGGCGGTGCAGCGGCCCTGGTGATCCCGGGAGCAACCTGAGCCACCCGGTTGTCCACGAAGGTCGCGGCCTCTGCTGTGGGCTTCCTGGCGAAGGCTCCTGCCACCCGCTTGACCCCGCCGAACGCCTTGGACACCTTCTTTGGCTTGCTGATCTTGTTGTGCAGCATCCGGGTGTGCGCGATGTAGGACGCACCGAACTCGCCCTGCTTGCCCCCGACGTCCTTCACGTACTTGTACTTGGACGCCTGTCGATCCCGCAGGGCGTTGTGGGCGTAGAAGGACGTGCGTTTCAGCCCCCTGACCGGCTTCCCACCTGAGGCGATGAAGTCCGCCCTGGCCTCCTCGCGTCCCAGCGTGGCAGGGTCCTGGATGACCTGGAAGAGCCGGTAGCCGGACCTCTTGGGAGCGGCATGGGCGTGCTCGTGTGGAGCTACGGCAGCCAGGTAGCCGGGCTTATGACTCTCGGCCTCCTGCATCCGCTTCCGGTTGTAGAAGACGTGGGACTTGCCTGTGCTCTTGGACCCGGTACGGATGGTGAAGGCAGCGGTGTTGGTCTCCCCGTTGACCTGCTCAAGCCGGCGGTACGCCTGCTTGTTCCGGCGAGCACCACCCATGTTCCCTGGCGCTGCGACGACGTTCTTGGTAGCGCTCCACCCTGCCCTGTACTCGTTGAGGTGGGTGCCCCGGTTGCCGCTGGCTCCTCGAGACTGCCTCCATTGGTTGTTCGGTCCGAACCTCTCAAGACCTCTGCTGACATGCTTGTTGCGGCCGCGGTAAAGGATGTACTTGCCTGCGCCCAGGACCTTGCGCTGCTCGGCGGTCAGGTCCACCGCCCGGACGAACTTGCCGCCGATGTAGGACTTGCCCACCGAGTTGGAGATCATGGCCGCACGTCTCTTGGACATCCCCTTGGACCTAAGGGTCTCGTACTGACCAGGATTACGGACGAAGCCGCCCTTGGCGGTCTTGTAGCCGCTGCCGGTGCGCTCCCAGGGCATCAGGACCTACGGAACGGGTTGTCATCGTTCGGCCAGCCCCAGCCGTTGGAAGGCCCGAGATTGCCGTTCTTGCTCACCCTTCCGCGTCCCTTGGACCTTCCTGCGGCCGGCTGTGGACGCAGCTTCGCCTGGGCCTGCTTGGCCTTCAGGTCGATCACGTTGCCCCGCCTCTTGGCGTCCAGGTCGGCCTTGGTGCTCGCCTCCTTGGCCTTGAGGTCGAGCGCGGAGCCCTTGGCCTTGGCGTCCAGGGTCTGCTTGGAACCCTCTGCCTCCAGGCCCATCTTGGCCTTCATGGCGTCGAGCTCCATCTGCATCCGCTTCATCTCGGTCGCCAGCTCGGCCTCGCCCTGCTTGGCCTTGAGGTCGGTCTCCTTGGTGGCCTGCTCCAGCCCCTGGGCCTGGGTGGCCTGCTGCAGTGAGTGGGACTGTGCCTCCTGGGCCATCTTCTGCTCAGAGGCCGCCTGGTCCATCTGCATCTTCTGGTTGGTCGCCTGGGCCTGGGGATCCTGGGCCTGCATCTCCGGGGTGGGCATCTCCGACTGCATCTGGGCCTGTTCGGGGGTCATCCCCTGGCCCACCATCTCGGCCTTCTGCTTGGCCCCCATGAACTCCATCGCGTTGGCCTGCTCGCTCATCATCCGGTGCATCTCCTCCTGCTCCTCTGAGAGGGCGGGGAGGTGCGCGGTGTCACGCAGGTACTTCTCGAGGTCGGGGTCGGGGAAGAAGGTCATCCCCAGGCCCGCCATGGACGTCATGAACTGGCCCAGCTCGGCCAGGTTGGGCGGGTCGACGTTGGAGGGCTCGATCTTGGGGAGCTTGTCCAGCTTCCAGGAGTTGGCCGCGAACAGCCTCGGGATCGCGTAGCGGTTGAAGACGTCGGCGATGGCAGTGGCTATGGTGTTGAGAGCAGCCCGGAAGATGCCGGTCTTGTCCACGTGCATGGCGTAGGAGCCCTGACCCTCGTGACCCAGCTTGAGGAAGTCGGCCAGAACGGTCGAGAGGATGGCCAGCTCGTAGCGGCCGATCAGCGCGTTGGTGTCGAAGGTGCGGCTGCCCCCGGAGGCGAGGAGCTGGAAGTCGTACTTGGGGGCCTTGGATTCGGCGTCGACGTCGCTGGGAATCACTACCCCTTCGTGCTCGTCCCGCCGGACGTTGGCCACGAGCTTCTTGAACGCTGCGTACATCTGCTTCTCAGCAGGGGAGGCGTTCGGGTCCATCAGCCGGCTGGGGATCTTGGCGAATGGAAGGCCCGCAAGATCACGCTCGACCCCGATCGCCTCGAACTCCTCCAGGCGCTTCTTGAAGTACCACGGGCGGTACGCGTTCCGAAGGATTGACCGGCCCTCGGGGTTGCCCTTGTGGATCCCGGTGCGGAACAGCAGGCCCTTCTCGATGCTCAAGGTGCGCTGGGTGTAGTCCGGGGGAGGGATCTGCACGAGCCCCTTGATGCCGCCGTCGACGTCGAAGATCCACCGGAACAGCGTCTCCTGGGCCCGGATGGGCATCTTGCGCCACCCGATCCGGCCATCGGTGAACTTGGAGCGCTTCTTGGGGTCGGTCTCCCAGGGCCCTACCCGCTTCTTGTAGACGATTTCGTGCCAGGCCCACCCGTAGGTGAGCATCGAGAGGATCTCGGCGATCATGTCGTTCCAGGAGTGGGACATGTCGTCCATGCACTCCTCCACGAACTGCACAGCCTCTGACTGCTCCGGTGAGGTGTCGTCCCCGGTCACCGTCCAGTCGATCTGGCGCAGCAGCATCTCGATCGTGAACAGCAACGAGCCCACGGTGTAGTCGTTGAGCGACATCTCCCGGAAGACCGCGACGCCCTTGGTGCCCCGGAGGGCGGGCATGAACTCCTCGTCGATGACCCCCGCAGAGCGCTTGAGCCCGGTCCCGCCCATCTCGTCGAACATCCCGCCGACAGGCAGCTGCTTGACCTCACCCTCCTGGGTGACGTCCACCATCTGGGCGTAGTTGGACTGGTCGATACTCACAGGCCAATCCTCTCATCGGGGTCCACGCGACCTTAGGATGAAAGCCATGGAGGACCACGTCTACCTCTCGACCTACTGCTTCCACGGCAACCACGCCGACTGCCGGCTGACCTGCAAGACCTGTCACGCCCCCTGCGTCTGTGAGTGCCACCGTGGCCAGGAGTAACACCGGGTTCGTGTGCCACGTCCACGAGTCCAAGGTCTCCTACGAGATCCATCACGTCTTCCCGCTCGGGTACGGGGGCAAGAACGTGGCCTCGAACAAGGTCCAGATCTGCTGCAACGCCCACTCCGACATCCACTTCCTGATGGAGCTGATGTTCAAGGGCAAGCCCTGGGAGCCTCGGGACTACGGCATGAAGATCCGCGCACTGGCCCAGTCGGGCTACGACCAGGTGATGGCCCACGCAGAGGCCTTGGCCCAAGACACTGAGGAGAGAAATGCCAGGAACACTCGGACGCAGGCTGGAACACGACCCCAAGAGCAGGGCGTACGCGTTCACAGCGCCTAGAGGGCTCACCTACGGCCCTGTCAAGCACGAGTCCAACATCGGCATCCTGGACCAGGACGGCGTGGGCGCGTGCGTGTTCTTCTCCATCCTGGACGTGCTGGGCTCGGATCCCTTCTTCATGACCGTTCCACCCGGGATCTTCACCTTCGAGTACGGAGTAGCGGGCTACTCATTGGCGACCAAGCTCGACCCCTTTCCCGGCTGGTACGACACCAAGATCGGCAAGGTCGACACCGGCACCTCAGGGCTAGCAGGAGGCAAGGCTGCGGTGCAGCTGGGGCTGCTGTCGGGCTACTCCCACATCTTCACCTGGGACGACTTCATGGGAGCCCTCCAGAAGCACCGCATCATCATGGGCATGGGCTGGATGGACACCTTCGACGACCCTGATCCAGAGGGGCTGGTGAAGATCACCCCCACCTCCATCGAGAGGGGTGGCCACGAGCTCTGCGTGGACGAGTGGGACCCGAACAGGGGACGTGTGGGCTTCACCAACCACTGGAGGGAGACCTGGGGTCTGAGAGGACGCTTCTACATGAGCGAGGCAGACACCAAGGAGATGCTGCTGAACCGCCAGGGAGACGCCACTGTGCTCGTTCCTGTCACCGCTCCTGCCCCTGTGCCCGACCCTGACGTCCTCCTGTGGGCCTCCACACAGGACTGGCGCAAGGGGATCGTCTCCCGCTACACCAAGGCCGGGAAGGCTGTGAAGGCCCTGGAGACATGGGCCAAGGCCAAGGGGTTCAGTTAGGTTCCCACCTTCTCGTCTGTTCCCTCCCAGACGAACTCACCGTTCTCACCCACTGGATAGTGGTACCGACAAGTTGCACAGTAGGTTCCGTCGTAGAACTTCGGGTCTCTCGCGTAGGTCTCAGCCAGTTTGCGCCCCATCGTGGTCACCCCACCGCACTTCAGGTGCAGGTAGGAACGGCGTACAGGCCTGACAAGGTCTTTGGTACGTTCCTCGTCAGAGAGCACTAGGTAGGTCTCCTGTAGTCCAGTCTGTGGGTCGACCTTGGCAAGGCCCGGGTCGTTGCGGTCATCTGTCACACCGGTCATCACTCCACCCTCCCGATCACGTCCTCGTCACGGGGGTCTGCCAGGGGGATCTTGAATCCGATGACCTCCCGGGTATCCGGGACGTACTCCTGGACATCTGTGTCCTCCGGCTTCGGGTTGGGGTAGATCGTCAGGGCAGCCCTGACGAAGCAGTCCTTGGCCTCCAGGAGCTTCCTCAGGCCAGCGGTCTTCTCTGGGCCGTCCGGGAGGATGTCCTCCATGTTCCAGGCCAGCTGCTCGCACATCTTGGCAAGGGGCTGCAGGCGGGTGTTGACGTAGTGGCTTGAGTCGAAGAAGGCCAGCAGGTTCTGGCTAGGGGTGGTCATAGGTACAGGTCAACCTTCCGAGGACCGCGTAGGCCCTGCTTCACAGCCAGGCCGAGTGCCTGCCTGACGTACTCGCTGATGCTCCACTCACCTCGAAGCTCGTTGATCTTCGCCAGTCCTGCGGGCTTGACCCGAGTAATCACCGGGTGGGTTCGTTCAGTCTGATTCACCATGATACAAAACCTAGTCTTTGTATCACTGTGCATCAAGAGTCAGGGCCTCCCGGATCATCATCTCGCCCTGCTCCCACAGGTCGTTGGCGAGCGTTGCCATCATGGCCTCACCCTGGTCGGTGACCTCGTCCTCCCTGTCCTCGGGCCAGGACTCCATGTGGGCCTGGGCGCGCTTGAGAACCTGGGAGGTCTCGGACCTGTCCCCGATCCCGAGGTCAGAACAGACCAGTGAGGAGCACGAGAGATAGGCGAGGCCCTTGATGAGGAGCTGCTCGTCCATCAGATGACGTGGAAGACCTTGAGGAAGATCAGCACGATGATGACGACCACGATCACTCCACCAACGCCGTAGTAGCCGTTCCGAGTCATTACCTGCTCCATTCTGAGGTTATGCGAAGGCCCGTCATGGGCCAGTACAAGCATCCCACGAGGAAGGCCAGCCAGAGGTCAGCGCCGATGCCCATGATGTTTCAGGTAGTGCGACCAGATACCACCCACCATGTCCCCGACCATGAGGCCGACCATGATGGAGACCAGGAACCACGCCAGTGCGTCAGCCACGGTGCCTCCAGAGGAACATCACCATCACCACCACGATCACTGTAAAGGCCACAGTGGGCAGCCAGCTCATCGCTTCCAGCGCTTCCTGTGGGCCTTCTTCCACTTCCTGCTCCTGTGCCTGGTGTCCCGGTGGGACCTGAGCCAGTTCACCATGAAGGCGAACGTCCCAGGAGCGGTCACCACCAGTGCCGCGGCGAAGGCCTTGGCCAGCGGGTCCATCAGACCACGTCCAGGAAGAACCGGGACTTGGCACTGAGCAGCTTGAGGTTGGCCGCTGAGAGCCCGCCAGTGTGCTTGGCGTCAACCACGAAGGCGTTCATGGCCTTGGCGCTCACAGAGCCCCACAGGCCGTCTACAGCCCCTGTGTAGAACCCCAGCCTCTTGAGCATCCGCTGGACGTACCAGGCCTGGAGGTTGAACTTGGTGGGGGTGTTGGCTATCTGGGAGGCCTTGATGACCACCAGAGCCGGGTAGGTCTCTGCTCCGAGTGGAGTGATCGGTATCACGACGTCCTTGGGCATCCAGAGGTGCTCCTTGTCGATGTAGGCAGCCACGACCTTGCCAGCGTTGGTGAACAGCTGCTGGTGCTCGTAGTCCCGGTCAGCCTTGGCCACCGAGACACACTCCCTGGCCGCGGTGAAGAAGTCCTCACTGTGCAGTGCCGCGCTCAGCTTGGGCCAGGACTCGAAGAAGGAAGCCCCCATCCACCAGAGCATGTCCATGAAGGCCAGCTGTGCTGAGGCAGGCCAGGTCTCTGTGTTAGGGAAGGTCTTGTCAGCAGAGGCCCACTTGAGGATGGTGTCGGTCTCGAAGCACCACTGCACCACATCTTGGTCCAGGAAGAGCTTGGCCTTGGACTCATAAGCGAAACCGCTTCCGATCAGGCCTAATCCCCTCAGCCTCTCCCACTCCTTGACGATCGCACTTTCACGCACGTAGTTGCCGGTAGCAGTCTTCCAGGGCAGTGACAGCCCGAAGGAGTTGACGTTGCGTTGGGTCTCGGGCCCCTCGCCGAACTGGGTGCCTATCCCGGTGGTGGGAAGGGGATCCCACCTGCCGTCCTTGGTCCTATGGGTATCCGGGTACATCCAGGTACAGACACCTTCGTGTTCTGCCGCCCAGGGGTACCAGGCCTTCTGTACCGACGCTCTCATTCCATCTCCAACAGTCGAATGGTCGTGCAGGGGTACTTCTGTCCGTCCTCGTGACACAGCGTGAGCCCGTTCGGGTCCGTGAAGGACGAGTAGTGAACCCTCTGGACAGCCTGGATGGACATAGCCTGCCTGGCGCACCTCTGAGCCAGGCGTACGGAGTTCTCCTGGGCCAGGGTGAGGTCACTCATCTGCGGTACTCCTGTCCCTTGGACAACTGGTCGTTGTGCCAGCTGGTGTGCTTGGAGGTGTCGAAGACCAGGGCGCCGCAGGAGCAGGTCTTGATCTTCTGGCCGTTGACCTCGAAGGCGTCTGTGTAGGTGATGGCACTAGGCACGTTGGTCTCCCTTGAGAGTGTTGAGGGCGCCGAGCATGTCGGAGATGTAGGCGAGCATCCGGTCGTGCCAGGCAGTGTGGACCGAGGTCCACTGGCCGCTGGAGTTGTCCTCGATGGTCATCCCGCAGTTCAGGCAGCGCAAGTAGTAGACGTGCCCTACCACAGGCCCCATCTGGTATCCCTCGGGAGTAATCACTGGTGCCTCCCGTTCCGGACGAAGAAGAAGGGCAGCACCATCGTCACCAGGACCACCAGGACCACGTTGAGCCCTATCACAGCCCAGCCCCAGGGGTTGATGGTCATGTGCCCATCTCCTCCTCCGGGTAGCCGTCCTCAGCAAGCCTCTCCTTGGCCTCACCCTCGTACCTCACGATGAAGATGGCCTCGTGGGGCTGTTCGTGGCCCCTCTCCAGCACACAGGGCGCAGTGGCCCCCAGGCGGTGCCTGACCACGGCGTTGCAGACGTTGTAGCCGGGCTGCTTGCGGGCTATCCAGTAGTCGATCTCCTGGTAGCCGAGCACCTCGATCTCCATCACGACTCCCCGGGGAAGGACAGCGCCGGCGCTTCCAGCTGTACTGTCCTCAGGTCACTGAGGACCCCCTCACGGCCGTCAGAGACCAGGTAGCCGTTCTCGTCCCGCACGTACACCTCCACCTGGACCGTCCTTGTCTCGTCGTCGCACAACAGCACAGAGCCGTTGGGAATGTCGTCTGGCACCAGCCCGTGCTGGGTGAGCCACTCGCGCCACTCGTCCAGCAGGGGCATCTCCAGGGACAGCATCACGAACCTCATTCGCCCTCCCTCACCTTGAGCCGAATCTGGACCTCACAGGCCGCTGTGATGCGTACACAGATGTGCTGGAGGTCCATGGCGTCAGTAACACCCAGCTCACGCACAGTCTCCATCAGCGCCACCTGATCCCTCTTGTAGGCCGCCAGAAAGGCCGCCCAGTAGACCGAAGCCTGCTCGTAGGGAGGGTCGCTCATGTCAGATACATCTCCTCACCTGTGGCACTGGGCTCAGGGAGGTCTGGAGTCTCGGGAACGCTGACCTGCACCTGGATGTTCTCGGGGTCGAAGAACTTGTCCGGCAGCTCCATGGTGACCTTGATGATCCGTCCATCTGCAGGCTTGTTCTGGCGGATCTTGGTCATCTTGAAGCCCGTGACGTTGCCGTTCCAGGCATAGGAGGGCTCCACAGTGACGTAGGCGTAGGTCTTCACAGTGGTGTCACCTGCTCCACCTCGGCCTCCTCCAGGAGAGCCCTGAACCTCTTGATCTCGTAGTCCCGGTTGTCGACCTCGTCCAGCAGCAGCCGGGTGGCACAGGGCCAGGCCTGCTTGCACTTGAAGCACTGGACGGGGTCTGTGCGGCCGTTCCTCACAGCAGGCTCTCCTGCGTAGTGCTCATGCCTCAGAAGGTTGAGGTTCACGGGGAAGCCACCTCCTCGACCTCTCTGGTCTTGGAGAAGCACGACACACAGAGGTAGTCACGCTCCCCGGCCAGTTCGGTCAGGTCGAGAGCACCACACTCCATGCAGACATACATGGCGTGCTCGTAGCAGTAGTGCCGACCATCCTCGATGAGCTTCCACTCTGCGTCCTGCGCTTGCTCCTTGGCGCCCTCCTCGGTCCCGTAGGCGGTGTAGTCATCACCCTCAGTGCTGTTCGCACCACACCCTGGTGCATCACACTCCAGCCAGTAGTACGGCGAAGTCCTGATACTCACAGCTCGTCCTCCGCACCACAGGTCTCGCACTCTGCCAGGGTGATCTCCCCGCCGCTGCTGACCACGACGTGGGCGGTGTCCTGCTTGCACTGCCAGCACCAGACCACGACGACCTCACCCTCCTCGATCATGCCGTCACCACACTGCCGTCCAGCTTGATGCTCTGGACCGGAACCTTGCCTGTCTGGGTCCAGACCAGGTTGCTCCACTCCACACCGTCGCAGTAGCAGTTGTGGTGCCCCGGGTGACCCTCGTCCCAGGCGCACCTGTGGTCGTGGGGCTCTCCGTTGCCCTTGGCGGTGTAGCCCCCGAACTCGCTCGGGCACTGGTTGGGCGCTGTGTCCCTGATGTCCTGGTCAGCCATTGTCCTGCTCCTCCGGTAGAGACTCTGTAGCTGCCTTGATGCAGCGGTCGCACTCATGGATGTCCCCGATGTGGAAGTACCCGCGCTTGCCCTTGTTGTGATCCTGGGGACGGTGGTACTGCGTCGGGTCACCTCCGTAGATCTCGTCAGCCAGTTCGGTCTGGACCACCATGTCAGCCAGCTTGACCACTCCTGACGGGAAGTCAGGAGTCCAGGCCACCTCTCCCACCTTCCCGAAGGTGCGGAGCTTCGGGTTTGTCTTCCGCTCCTCCCTCTTGGCCAAGGTCTCGGCGATACTCACCAGGGCCTCTGCCTGTATCGCCTGAACCTGCAACGCAGCCATCACCAGGACCGACTGGGGAGAGGTATCAAATACCCCGTACAGGGCATCTGACAGTTCGCCTCTCATCTGGTCATAGACGCTCACAACTTCACCACACCACCGGGATCTTGAAGGCAGCAGCGGGGTTCCAGTCACTCACCGTCCGCATCTCCTTCCTGACCCTCGACCAGTTGGGGTCGCCGTCCTCCCAGTAGCCGTTGGCCACCCGGTCGAAGTGCCCCTTCCAGCCTCTGCGGTAGAACCAGAAGTCCTCGTCCCACCCGAAGCCGAAGATCTTCAGCCCTAGTGGGGAGGCCATCTCGATGGTGTGATACTCGTGCCCGCTCTGCAGCCCGAAGTACTTGGGCTGGGGTTCTCGGGGGTCCAGACCCATCTGGTCGATGACCCAGTTGTACGACCTGTCGCTCACCTAGTGCTCCTCAGGCAATGTAGTGTCCTCGTCCTCGAGATCCTGCTCACGAGCAGGCAAGGTAGGCTCCACCAGCTCATAAATCCTCACATCACCCAGCGGGGTGATCTGGGAGAGCTTGTACTGGGCCTCCTCCAGGGTGTGGTACGGGGTCGCGTAGACGGTGTTGGGATGGCCGTTGAAGAACCTCCCGATGACATAGCTCACTTCTTGGCTCCTACGATTGCGTCCATCTCCAGGTCGTCCACGAAGCCCTTGAGCTCATGGATCATCTCCCTGGTGTCCCCTCTCAAGATCCTGACCTCGTGAGCATCAGGTACATCCGCCGAGGGGTGGATCAGCATGATCGTGATGTCCCCCACCTCTCCTGGGTGCTCCCTGTCCTTCTCGTCCATGCTCCTCAGCTGCCTGCCGATTGCCTGCTCCCACACCTGGGCAGGCGCGTAGCCCCTCATCAGCACCTCCTTGGAAACGATCTGCCTGGACCCCAATATCGTCATGCTTTCTCCTCCTGGTAGATCTCGTACCTCAGCTCATCGGCAAGATGCTGCAGCTCACGGATGACCTCCGTCCTGTTACCTCGGAACACCACTACCTCTCGGGAGAACTGACTCGGGTAGGGATGCACCAAGACGATCGTGTGACTTGGGTCGTCGTCCGGACGTGGCCTCTCCTTGAGCAGGGAGTCCAGCTGGTCGAGCATCTGTTTGACTACCGAGGAGTAGACGTTGTTGGGTCCTTCGATACTTGCGACCAGTACCTGGTCGCTGAGCCAGCGCTTGGCTACTACTGCCGTCATGCCGTCCTCATCTCTGGTCGTGTGAAGGGCTCTCGGCCCCTGCGTGCTGCATCTGCCACCTGGTCGGCGTACTCGTTGCCGGCGAAGCCCGAGTGGCCTCTCACCCACCTGAGGCCCACGTTGCCCCGCTGGTACAGGCCCCACAGGTGCTTGACCATCACCAGGTTCTTGACCTGCTCGTGGTTGGAGTTCTTCCACCCGCTGCGCTCCCAGACCGACGCCCACTCCGTCATCGCCTGGACCCAGAACAGCGAGTCCGTGTGGATCACCGCTGTCAGGCCCGAGGTGATGACCATGGCCTCGATCAGCGCCTGGCCCTCCATCTGCACGTTGGTCGTGAGGATGGCAGAACCGACCCCCACAGCCTCGTACTCACCCTCGCCTACCTCCTTCACCACTGCCCATCCACCAGGGCCTGGGTTGGGCCAGCAGGAGCCATCCGTGTAGTACACCAGCGGCTCCAGCACGAGGGTCACCACGAGGCCATCCTGCCCTCGTTTATCATGGCCTGAGGTCGGCTGAGCATGACCATGATCTCGTCAACACTCTCCTGGACAACCGCATCGACCCCTACTGCCCAACAGATGAAGGTGCCAAGAACGTACTCGTCTTCCTCTCCGGTCTCCCAATAGGCTTTTCCGGGAAGAAACTTCGTCGGGATCAGTTGCAACACACAGCCAGAGCTGAGGTTGTACCAGCCCACCGCGCCATTTCGATCAGTCAACTTCAGGAACATCAGCAGTCCTCACTGCTAGTACGGACAGTTCTGGGTCAAGGCGGAAGAACCTGGCCTCGTAGCCACCGTCCCGCCTGATCTTGCGCGCGATCTTCTCGGCCTCGGACGGCTCGGTGATCTCCACCAGCCAGGCACCGCGCAGGTTGTCGGCCCTGCGCTGGTAGGTCACCGCGTAGTCGGCCGGTGGACGCCCTCTCACTGCATGCGCTTCTTGACGACGGTCAGGCAGTACTCCGAGCAGCACAGCACGGTGCGGTTGCCCATCCTCAGGTACAGGTAGGAGTCCTGCGGACCCCACTTACCGCACCCGGGGCACTTCAGGGCGAACACGCCCTTGACGTCCTCGACCGACAGGCGCTTGCGCGCCACCAGGTCCGCGGTGTACCTCAGCATCTCGTGGATCTGGGGCAGCGTGTGGTAGTCGAAGCAGTGCTTCGAGAGCTGGGTGGTGCCGACAGTCTTGTTCTTGTCGGTGACCTCCTCGACCCGCTGCAGCGTCAGGTGGCAGTCAGGGCACTCCAGGACCTGCATCTCCGACCTCCTTCGGTGAGATGATGCCGAACATGTCCTCGGTGAGCAGTGGACGCACGAACATCAGATGCTGTAGGCCCAGAGGCTCAGCACCGGATTCCTCGACCGCCTTGGCCCAGTCCCGTCTGAACCGGTTGATCTGGGTCTGAGCCTTTCCCCGGGTGGGGTAGGGACCGTAGACGTTGCAGAACTTCTTCGCGGTGTCGACGAATATCGCCAGGTAGCCGGCATCGCCGGGTCTGGCTGTCGCGTACTTGTCCTTGATCTTCGTCGCCACCACGCCTCCTCTTTTTGACCTCACACGTCACATTACGCAGATCGTGTAATGGATGGAAGGGGAGACGTATAACGATCAGATAACTAGACCCCGGTGAGGGAGAAGCCCAGCTCTGGCTCCTTCTCGGCCACCTCACCCTCCCTGCGGATGCCTGCGGAGTCCATGTAGTCGGTCTGGAAGTTCGTCTCGACCGCGGTGCCCATCCAGTTGTTGTCGTTCTTGGGGGCCGCGTAGGGGGTCACCGCCGGCCACCTCGAGGAGACCATCTTCCAGGCCAGTGCCGCCGAGCACACCTCGTCGGGGAGGTGGAACTCCTTGGACCGGGAGTAGAGGTCGTCCACGCTGACGTACTTGCAGGCCGTGTAGAAGGTATCGATGCGGGAGGCCCGGATCTTGTTGGCCTCCACCGCCGCCACGAACTCACTCAGCATGTTGTCGCGCTTCTCACCGGTCATCAGGAAGCCCCGGGCGTCCCCGTCGATGTAGTCGGCCACCACGCCCCCCAGGCCGGTCTTGTCGTGGATGCCCTCGGCGTGGTAGCGCTGCATCAGCACGTTGAAGATGCCGATCATGTAGGGGTAGGGCCGGCGCTGCAGCCGGACGTAGTAGGCCAGCCGGATGGGCGTCTGGGTGACGTCCCAGACCCCGATCACGGTCCAGTCGTTCTCCTTGGCCCAGTCGGCGCTCACCACGTACTCGCGATCAGGGGCGTAGCGCAGGATCTGGTACTCCTGGTGCTCGCGGGTCCACTTCAAGGGGGTTGGGGCGCCCACGTCGAACATCGCCTCGACGCTCTCGGTGTCGATCGCGCGCGAGCCGATGGAGGGCTCACCGAGCTCGTACTCCACCCGCCACATCTCGCGGGAGACCTCACGGCGCTTCTGCTCGATGATCTCACTTGTGAGCCAGCCGTCGACAGGGTTCGCGGAGTCCTTGAAGCACCAGGTGTAGATGGGCATGTCCTCCTCCTTGAACCGCTTGTACTCGGCCGCGAAGGTCTTGTCCGGGTACTGCCAGGTGGAGGCCATCAGGGTCTGGGCAGGGATAGTCACCCCCAGCCAGTTCTTCTGGGGCATCGGCTGGCCCTTGGCAGCGGAGAGGATCAGCGGGTCCATCTCGTCTATCTCGTCCAGCAGCAGACGTGCCGGGTGAGGGCCACGCACGGTCTTCTGGGAGGCCGTGAGAGGCCTCACCTTGGCCCTGTTGGTGAGCCTCTGCTCGGTCTTCATGTTGGCCGAGAGCATGTAGGTGGGGGCGTTCTCGTACTCCCAGTTGCGCTGCATCGACTCCATCACGTTTGTTGACTGTGACAGCGACCCACCCAGGATGTTGCAGTCAGCCCCCAGCACGGCAGCAACGGTCTGTCCCAGAGTGGACATCAGCACACTCTTGCCTGAGAGGCCACGGGAGCCGTGGATCAGCCCCTGGGGGTGCCTGGCGAAGAAGGCGTCACTGAAGGCCTCGAAGGGGGCGTTGTGCTCCACGCAGACCTTGTGACGGGGGATGGTGACACCCCAGAGCGTCTTGACCAGTGCGTAGAGCTCCTCGTCGTTACGAGGAGGACGCTCCAGGTGGATGCGGGTCACAGGTCAAGTATGTCCTCAGACCACGGTGTTAGTCGGTACCGTCGAGAAGCCCGAGTGCCAACCGAATCAGTGCGTTGTTCTGTCGTGACAACGCTTTGACCTGCGCGACTACCTGCGCGTTGGTCGGAGATGCGAGACCGATGAATGTCCGGTTGGTCGCTAGAGCCTGCGCCGCCTGTCCCCGTATCGCCTCGTCGTTGTCCTGCTCCGGGGTGGTCTCGTAGGTGACTGGAACAGTTCGGACCATAACACCGTCCCGGAACTCGGTAATCGTCGTCTGCCTGGTGCCCATCAGTTCTCCTAGTTGTATCTCAGCGCGACGATGGGTGCAGCAGTGTTGACGTAGACGCCCAGCGTTTGTGGGTTAGTCGTCGGTAGCGACGTTTGTGATGAGATAAACCACGCTTTATTGACTGTCCCTACAGCGGTTGCTGCTGGTAACGCTAGGCTGGTGTTGGCAATGCTAATAGAGGTAAAGGATGGTGCAGTAGTAGGGCTGCCAGTAACTACATACAGTGACGCCACCCAATAGCGTCCCGGCTGCAAAGTGAGTGGGGAGCCAAACAACCCTAGCTTGATGCCCGTGGAGGTCGGATCGACGGTGACTGAGCCCAGCAGTTGTGTAAAGTCTGGCGCCCCACCTGATCCGTTGTCCTTGTAGATGCCATACGTAACAACAATGGTGGCGGCGGCAAGCACCGCCGCCACGGACACGTTAGAGCCTAGACCTTTTACAACCGCCGCAACCGGGCCTATATCGGACGGCATCAGGTACACCGTGCCTTGGTTTGGGGTCCCAGTTGTCTGAGTCTGCAGGTTGACAGGATTCTGCCACTGGTCTGACTGGGCTGAGAATGGCCGAGGCGAAGACCCAGAAGCACCCGAGGGGCCTTCAGGGCCTACCGGACCTTGAGGCCCAGTAGCTCCTGTTGTACCGGTATCACCCTTGTCACCTTTGAGTCCTTGTATCCCCTGCGACCCGGTATTACCGACATCACCTTTGTCACCTTTGATGCCTTGCGGTCCTTGAGGCCCAGTGCCTCCGGTCGTACCCTGAGAGCCCTGTGGCCCTGCTGGACCGGTGTCCCCGACGTCTCCCTTGTCACCCTTGGGGCCTTGTAGCCCTGAACCTCCGGTAATCCCTTGAAGGCCCTGTGGCCCTGCTGGACCGGTGTCCCCGACGTCTCCCTTGAGGCCCTGCGGTCCCTGTGGACCAGTACCTCCGGTAGTCCCTTGAGCACCTTGTGGTCCTACTGAACCGGTGTTCCCAGCGTCTCCCTTAGGACCAACAGCCCCCTGAGGCCCCTGTGGTCCTTGTGGCCCCTGGTCACCCACCAGGGAGATCAACCAGTCCGCCAACGTGCCCTCAAAACCGTTCCGGACAGCCAAGTCGTACGCAGAGTAGCCAACGCCGCCAACGCTTTCTGGCAGCTGGTCGGCCGGGATGAGCCCATCAGCGCCCAGGGTGGCCAATCCGTTCGGGACACCCATCACCAGCAGCGGAGAGAGCTCAGGAAGATCCTGGGGAACCACCACCGTGGAGAGGTCGATACCGTCCGGGAGCAGGTCAACACTCGGGTGCAGCCTGTACCTCAGACCCCCGTTATCGAAGGAGACCTGGAGGACCAGCTCGAAGCCGTTGGGAAAGTTGGCCGGGTCGTCCAGGGCCGGTGCGTCGAACTCCAGGCTGGGAGAGCCTGGGGTGACGTTGAGCTTCCCGGAGGCCCATTCGCCGGCGGTGAGGACCACGTCCGCGTCACTGTTGAGGACGTTCTGGACGAGAATTGCCGACCACTTGCCGGAGCGCATGCCCTCGGCGTTCTCGAAGGTCCCCTTGACCGGGACAGCTGTCCAACCGGCCATCAGCGCACCCGCTCCAGACCGGCCTTGCGCTCGTAGTTCAGAAGGTCGACGTCCACCAGGTCGATAGCCGTGGTACCGGAGTTGGTGACGACGATCCCCATCCCGGTGGCACGCCCGGCCGCAACCGGGATGTTGGTGGTCAGCGTCTGCTCAGCCAGCACCACTGCCCCGGTGTCGGAGTTGTAGAGACGGCACCTCACGTCGGTAGCAGTGACCATCTCGATCTCGGCCCGGTACCAGGTGGCTGCCGCCACAGTGGCAGTGGCGCCCGCGGTCGACCTGGTGTTGTTGTTCGCGGTCTTGAAGGACGCTGTCGTACCCACGATCTCCAGGTAGGCACCGTCAGTGGTGTCGGTGACGCTGGTGGTGTCGAGGAACCCGCACCGGATCGTGGTGAGGGCCGTGGCGACGATAGAGAAGACGAACTCGGCGTAGTCGCCTGCGTCCAGCAGGATGGCACTGACGTCGGTCTGGATCCGGGCACCGGAGTTGGTGGTGGTCGAGCTGGTGATCCGGATGACACCCATGTGGTTGGCAGCAGGAGCAGCAGCGACAGCCAGGGTCCCGGTGGCGATGGCAGCGGAGATGAACGGGGCGTAGTTGCCGCTGTTGGAGCCCAGCAGGTCCGAGAAGGCCCGGGACTTGCCCCGCAAGGACTCGGGGACAGCGGCCGGCTTATTGGTCAGGTCGGTGTAGGAGCCTGACGTAGCGACAGCAGCGAGCGCTGGCTTACCGGAGAGGTCGTTGTAGGCCCCGCTGGTAGCCACCGTTGCCAGCGCTGGCTTGCTGGTGAGGTCGCTGTAGACACCAGTGGTGGCCACCGTGGCGAGACCGGCGATCTTGGAGGCCGCGATGGCGGCACCGACTGGCACCTTGGCGTTGGTGACCGAGTTGTCGGTCGGCACCCTCTGGTCGGTGAGCCGTGTGTCGTTGCCAGCTACAGCAGTTGTGGAGGTGGCCCCGATGGCTGGCGGGAAGGTGGTGGGGTAGCCAGGAAGGGACGAGATGTCGTTGTAGGCGTCGATGACGGTACCGCCGCCGCCGGCGGGACCTGTCGGACCCGCAGGACCCTCGGCACCCTGAGGACCGGCAGGACCGATCACACCCTGTGGTCCCTGGGGGCCGGTGGCACCGGTGTTCCCGGGGTCGCCCTTGACGCCCTGTGGGCCCGTAGAGCCCGTTGGACCAGCAGGGCCAGTACCACCAGTGGGTCCGGTGCTCCCGGTCGCTCCTGCGGCTCCTGTGGCCCCCTGAGGACCTCTGAGGCTGCCCTTCAGCGTCCAGGAGGAGATGTCACGCTGGTAGTAGTCACCGTTGGTGCTGTTGAGGTAGAAGTCCCCAACTGCCTGGCCGGCGATAGTCCCCGGAGCCCCGGCACCGAGGTACCACCTAGTGCCACCCGTACCCGCGCCACCGGTGGTCTCCACCACCTGGATGCGCGACTCGTGGTTGAGTATCGCGTCGTAGACGAAGGTGTCAGTCCCCGAGCGAAGGTACGCCGGAAGGTCCATCAGAGCACCCAGTTCCCCGCGCCGTCGTTGGTGAGACCGATCCGCTCGAGCACCGTGACAGACCCGCCCGAGGGGGAGATGGTGATCGGGTAGTGCACCGGGCTGCCGACAGTCGGCGTGGCCACCAGGTCGAGCACGGCTGCGGTGTTCATGGGCGAGGGAACCTCGACGGTGAACTTGCCGTTGACCGGCCCGGTGATGGTCACCGTGGGTCCTGAGGACTGGGTCAGCGACAGCACCGCACCGGAGAGCGAGGACTGCGAGGTGTCGTACTCGCGGATGTTCTTGGTCGAGACGTTGAGCACTGGAGGTGCGGATGAGACCGGCCCGATGAAGGCGGCCGAGCCCGGGTTCCACTGGTCGTCGTCGAAGTTGAGCGTCCAGCCGTTGCCCGAGCCCACCTTGCCGCGCCGGTAGATGGTGAAGTCGTTGACCCCGAGGTCGGCGTTGCCGGTGCGCAGGTACTCCTCGCTCGGGGTGGCCGAGTCGGCGTTGGCACCTTGGTGGACCCGGAACTTCAGCGTCCCGGTGCCTGCCGCACCGCCCTTGGTGAGGGTCATCGCGGCCCGCCACCACTGGTTCAGCGGGACCGGGGAGGTGGAGGTCCAGACCAGCAGGACGGCCGAGGCTGCCGTGTAGAGCCGGATCAGCCCCGAGGGCATGATGTTGATGTAGGAGACCGAGGCGAGGTCCGAGCGCACCTCCATCAGCCGGTTCTCGATGTCGGGGTAGCCGTTGCCGAAGTAGAAGTACGGCTCGGCGGCGAAGTTGGGGTCGGCCGGGAACGCCTGGTCAGCGCGGGCCACCTGGCCCGCCACGGCAGCGGTGCATTTGTAGGAGAAGCTCCCGCGGTGCTTGACCGTGTTGTCCAGGGTGATGGTGCCGCCCTGGGCCAGCGTCACCGTGAACGACGTGCCGGTCCCGGGCTGGGAGTTGGAGACCACCGCCATGCCGTTGGTGCCGCCGGTGATCTCGGCGGTGTTGGTCGACAGTGCCATCTCAGCCTCCGTAGATGAACGAGGGCAGCTCGGTGCCGTCTGCGTCGTAGTAGTGCATGTCGATGCCCTGCTGGGGGACGTAGCCGAACAGCTGGCAGGCGAGCACTGCGGTGCCGTTCGGGTTGAGCGCGCGAGGGCCCTTGTCGATCCGGGTGTTGCGGACGTTCAACAGCAGGCGCGCGACGTCGGAGCCGCCGCCGATGTGCATGCCGGTGTTGCTCGCCTCGTTGGGGTTGGTGTTGGCGAGGTAGTTGCAGATCAGGTCGCAGTCGTTGACCTCGGCCACCCCGGTGCAGAGCTCGAAGTTCATCGAGTGGCCGTTCTGGCCGCTGCCGGAGGAGCCGTTGTACTCGCTGCGCACCCGGGTGTAGTTGATCGGGCCGTCCACGCTCCAGCAGGTGGGCATGCCGGCGCGCGCGTGGTGGGCGTAGACGTCGATGGCGGTGACCCCGACGTTGTTGTTGAACATGAACGGGGAGGTGCCGACCCGAGCCCCGGTGGCGTCGCGGGAGTCGATCTCACAGTTGATGAGCGTCCCGGAACGGTCGCCGGTCTCCGAGCTGCCCGAGCGGATGGAGACGCCGCCGGACTCGCCGTTGGGAGAGTTCTGGAAGCCCCGGGAGGCGCCCTTCATGTAGACGTTCTGCATGATCCCGCCGCCCTTGCTCATGGCGACTGCGGAGTAGGCGATGCCGCCGAAGGACCGGCCCACCATGCAGAGGTTGGCGAAGATGGACTTGGTGACAGTCGTCTCCAGGATCTTGTGCTGGCAGCCGACCTTCTCCACCCCGTCCACCGGGTCGAAGAAGCCTGTCCCGCCGTTGGCCACCGGCTTGGGCTGGGCCGGGGCCGTGAAGGAGGACACGCTGGTGTCCAGCAGCACGTTGGGACCGAGGCCGATCACGCCCTTCTTGTAGCGCGACATCGAGTAGTAGTAGTTGATGTTCGCGGCCCGGCGGAAGCCAGGCGCGGAGTCGATCTGGTACTTCCAGGGGGTGCCGTCCGGACGGGTCGCCTCGGGCAGGATGAGGATCTCGGTGTCGGCCATCGTCTTGACGATGTCATCGAAGAACGCCGCGTCCGGGTTGGCACCGGGCCACATCACCAGCTGGGAGTTGGTGACACCCGTGAGCCCCTGGATGCCCGCTGCCTGCAGCTGGGCCACGGTGACCGTCCCTCCGGACGGGGTGATCCTGGTGGGGCGGTAGAGCGTGCCGGTGCTGACGCTGCCGGGGATGGCGACGCCGCTGGGTCCCCGCCAGTAGCCGACACCGTCATAGGTCAGTACCTGGTGCCGCGGCATCTACTGCACCGGCCAGTACGGGGAGTCCGGGTGCGGGATCCACTTGTCGTAGCGGAGACCGCCCGGGGGCGGGACAGCCGCGACGTCCAGGGTGGAGTCCGACCAGACCCTCACGTTGGCCGGGACGGCGGGTCGCGCGCTCCACGAGGACGTGCCCGAGTCCCACTGTCGCTGCGGGTACGGGTGGGAGGTGTAGAAGCCGGCGATCGAGGTGTCGACGTAGGGGTTGGCGTACTGGTTGACCTTGGCCTGGAAGTCCGAGATGGTCGCCGCGAGCTGGGTGTTCGTGTGCAGGGCGCGGTCGCGCAGCTGGGCGTCGGTGGAGTTCGGGGTGGCCGTGGTCGAGATGGTGATCTTATCGTTGACGTCGTCGTAGACCAGGGTGATGTTGGTGCCCTGGACCAGGCCCTTGCCGGCGGTGGTGACCCCGGCCAGGAAGTCCATCAAGGCCTCGGCGTCGAGCCCCGCCCCACCGCCACCACCGGCGGCTACCGCGGTGATCCGGCCGGTCGCGTCGTCGTAGGTGAAGGTGATCCCGGTGTGCGTCCCGCCGAAGACAGCCGCGACGAGGTCCTGCACCGCCTCGGGCAGGTCGGAGATGGTGGCTGCCAGCTGGGTCCCGGTGTGGGTGATCCGGTCCCTGGTGGCGAGCTTGCGTCCCTGGTAGTCGACGATGTCGCCGTCTACGTCGGCCTTGGCGAGACGTGTGACAGCCATGGATGCTCCTCATCTCTTTGGGGCCCTCAGGGCACCATTCTTCCCTAAGTGGCAAGCAGCGGGAATCCGTTGGAGTCCACGCTGATGGTCCCGGTGGGCACTCCCGGGGTGGTCGCGGTGTCGAAGTACGGGAAGCCCTGCGCGTCCACCTGGATCGTCCCCGAGGCGGACACCGCCGTGTCGAAGGTCGGGTTGCCGAAGGCGTCCAGCACCAGAGCGCCAATGGTGGGGTCGAGGCTCTGGAAGTAGGGCATCCCGTTGCTGTCCAGCAGGAACTGACCACCGCCTCCTCCCGTGCCTCCGGTCCCCGAGGGTCCGCGCAGCGAGACGATGAAGTCGAACTCCGTGCCTGAGTTCCCCAGGTCCAGCCAGACCTGGTACGCGCTGCGCCCAGCAGGCCCAGGAGGCCCTGGCGGACCGTTGGGCGGACCTATGGGACCAACCGGCCCCTGGGGGCCCTGTGGCCCCGCCAGGCCACGCGGACCGGGCTCACCGGACGGGATGGTCAGGTGCAGCATCTGGTGGAGGCCCGAGCCGGTGATGTCGGCGCTCAGGTCGCCCTGGTTGAGCTCTCCCACCTCCAGGGAGTACTGCTCGTCCGGGTCGACCGGCTTGAACACCTGCTGGGTGGTCAGGAAGACACCGGGGATGGTGCCCTTGACCGAGACCTTGCTCGAGGTCTGCGGAACGACGAGGCCGATCGGGGTGACCCGCTTGCTCTGCTGCCCCACCACGCCTGCGTCGAGGATGACGTCGGCCTGGGTGGTCAGCACCCAGGAGCCGATGACGGCGTCGGTCATCGCGAAGTTGACCCCGGCGTCGGTGGTGGTGAAGTACACCGGGCCGAGGACGTTGGAGCAGGTGATGCGGATCTCGGCGGTGTCGGTGTTGATCTTGCGCACCGAGGCGGTGGCGACTGCTGAGGGGATCAGCACACCGGCGGCGGTGAAGACCTGGACCGGGATGGCCGTCCACGGGGTGACCTGGTAGGGCCGGATGGCGTACATCTCGTCGCCGGCTGCGTCCTTGAACACCACCTCGCGGTTGCTGGCCTGCACCACGTCACCGGTGTCGCCGACGATCAGCCGCTTCTGGCCGGTCAGCACCTCACCGGTCATGTAGGTGGCGACGTAGTCCATCCCCGCCAGGGACTCGTGGTCGTGGTTGGCCGGTGCCGCGCCGACGTCGGTGTAGTTCAGCAGCACCCGGCCGACGTGGCCGTTGATGGAGGAGACGGCGAGGTTGTCGTCCAGCAGCACCCAGTTGGTGAAGACCGCCGGGTCCTCACCGATCAGGATGTAGCGCTGGGTGATGTCGTAGCGGATGCAGATGTCGAACTGCTGGGTGCCCGCATGGCCGAGCATCTCGGCGTGGGAGGCGGCCGCGAAGGCGGAGCCGATCCGCACCGAGGGGAGGAACTCCGGGCGGATGAGACCGTCCTGCAGGGTGGGGACCTGCGACCCCAGCACGTCGGTGTCCAGCTTGGAGCCCAGCATCGCCCGGTAGGTGCTGACCTCGCCCCGCAGGGTGTCCACCCGGGTGTAGACCTGGTTGTCCATGTCGGCCGCGATCGAGCGGACGTCGTCCAGGGTCGGGTAGACCTCGATGAAGGACGGCTTGGCCGTGGGCCAGATGCTGGTGAGGCTGACGTTGTCGGGGGTGTCCTTGTCCAGCCGGATGTGCCAGGAGGCGACCACCTGGCCCTCTTGGATGCGCTCCACCTTGTAGAGGAACTGCTTCGGGGTGACCTCGTCCTGCATCGGGACCAGGTCGATGGAGAACTCACCGTGGTTGTTGGCCAGCGCCTCCCGCGGGATGTCCAGCACGACGAGGTTCTCGGCGACCGACTTCAGCACGCCGGTGGGGGTGAACCGCATCCGGATGTTGGTGGCCGGGCGGAAGTCGGCCAGGTAGTAGGTGCCCGAGACGTTGACCGTTCTCACAACCCGCCTCCGATCGGACGCAGCAGCGCGTAGTCCCATCCTCCCGGACGTGGGGCGAAGGCGAACTTGAACTCCTGGACCCGGCTGACGTGCTCGGTGCAGATCCACCGCCAGGGCAACCCGCGCGGGTCGCGAACCTCCTCGCCGTCGAACAGGTCGACCGAGAACCAGCTCTTGGAGTCCGGCTCGACGACGATGCTGTTGGTGAAGAACACCCTGCCCAGGTCGTCGCGGAACTCAGTCACCGAGGGACGGAAGAACAGCTTCCGGACGCCGAGGATGTGTCCGCTGACCGTCATCACGGAACTACTCCTCGTACTCGAGATAGACCCGGCCCGAGGTTGTGCCGAAACCGTGGAACGTCACCGCGTAGGGGTCGATGGTGTCGATCCCGGTGGAGACCTGGGAGTACAGCCCGAAGCCCTTGACCTTGCCCGCGAGGATCGCCGGGTACCACGCCTCGGGGATCACGACAGAGGCCGACTGCCCCCGGTTGAGGGTGTGCCAGACCGGATCGGAGAACACCACCCGGCCGCCGGTGTCGATGTCCACCGCCGAGTAGCCGGTCTGGGTGTGAGCGAGCAGCCGGAACTGCCCGGCGCCGACGTAGTCGGTGTTGGTGCGCTGCAGGCCGATCTTGACCAGGGTGAGCCGCTTGGCGTTCTTCAAGGTGGCGGCGATCTTGTTCGAGTAGTAGGCCAGGCCGACCAGCTCGTTCACGCTGCCGAGGCGCATCAGCTTGTCGGCGCGGTAGTAGGTGTTCTGCACCCGCCGGAAGGTGGTGGTGTCCACGGTGGTGACGTAGGCGGTCTTCTTGACCGGCACCGGGACCACCGGCTCGGTGTACTTGAAGCTCGCCACCGCTGGCGGGCTGAAGTTCCGGGAGGCGTCCTGCGCCCAGGCGGTCACGTAGTAGGTGGCGCCGTTGGTCAGCGTGCCGGCCACCGGGTAGTACTTCGTCCGCACCTGGTTGGGGGTGACCTGCCACTCGCTCCAGGCCGGGTCGTTGGCGTCGGCGGTGGTGATGTAGTCGGAGTCCACCTCCAGGTTGGTGGCGATCCGCTTGCCCACCTTGACCCGGAGGCTCTTGACGTCGGTGCTCGCCGGGGCCGTGATGGTGATCTTCAGCCGCGCGCCGTCCCTGGTGATGGAGGTCACCACCGGGACCGCCGGGATGGTCAGGTCGAGGACGAAGAACTGCGTCCAGACGGTGGGGCTGGTCTTGCGGTACCCGATCTTGACCCGGGCCCAGCCAGCAGCCGTGCGGATGTAGGGCAGGGCGTCGCGCCATACCCCGGTCTCGTCCTTGACCAGATGCTTTCCCATGGGCTCAGAACTGGTAGTAGAGGTCGCCGACCGTGCCCAGCGAGGCTGCCGGGGTGGTCGTTCCCGAGTAGATCATCCGTTCCGTGGGGTAGACGCGGTGCCAGGCACCGCCGGCGTACAACAGCAGCTGGTCGACGTCGTCGACGAAGGCGACCATCCCGTCCTTGGGAGCGTTGTCGCCCACCAGCTTCGCCAGCAGGGTGGCCATGTTGGCGAACCGCATGACCGTGAACTGCTCGGCCTCGTACCCCAGCGTCCGGACGTGCAGCGCACCGCGGTTGATGTTCTCCGAGGCGTCCGGGACGTCCCAGGCGTTGATCGGTGTCTTGAGGAAGCTCACAGCGCCACCATCCCTTGGATGCCGAACGGCTTGGTCGGGTCCAGAGCGGGGATGGCGACGATCCCGCCGGAGATGTGCAGGGGGACCATGGTCGCCTCCTGGATCAGTAGACCCAGTGCCTGGCTAGGGATCTCGGACAGGATCGGGCAGTCCAACGTCCACTCACCGGTGGGAGGCACCGTCCCGGTCACCGCGAAGGTCCAGGCGACCAGCCCGACCCGGCCGTAGCAGGGCATCTGTGACGGCGCACCGCTGCCGGTGAACTCCACCTCTGTGCTGCCACGCCGCAGGACGGTGGACACGTACCAGGCAGGAAGGTCGCTGGTGGGACGCTGCACGAGCCGAGTGCTCATCAGCTGCCTCCGATGGATGCGTAGGTGGTGGTGTTGTTCACCAGGGAGCCGGGAGGTCCCTGCGGTCCGGTGGGACCGGTCTGTCCGGGAGGACCTGCGGGTCCCTGCGGCCCAGCCGGGCCAGACGGCCCGGGACCGAGCCTGGTGATGTAGATGCTGGAGACGACGGCGATGGCCACCGAGTCCGAGTGCTGCACACGCGCCGACAGCACCCTGCCTGCTGCCACGGCCTCTATCAGGCCGGTCAGGGCGAACTGGGTGTCCAGGTCGGGGATGGCGTTCTGGGTGGTCGCCTCCACCTCGACGGTGTCGTAGACCAGCGAGACCCGGCGCCAGCCGGCCGCGTTGGCCGAGCCGGGCTTGGTGAAGGTCACCGCCACCCGCACCAGCCACAGCCCGATGGGCAGGGTGAAGTTGGTCAGCGAGGAGACCAGGGACGGCTCGTCCTTGACCACCGTGGGGTAGGAGACCAGGGTGGAGGTGCCGGTGGCCACGCTGAGGGAGTTCCCGGTGTTGTGCGCCCGGGTGTAGAAGTCGTCGATCTGGCCGGTGGGACCGGGGATGCCCTGGGGCCCGGGCTCGCCCTCCTGACCCTGGGGACCCGAGGGACCCGTGGGACCGGCCGGGCCGATGCCGGCCAGGGCGCCCTCGCGGACGTGGATGATGTCCCCGGAGCTCAGCCGCGTGACGCTGTTAGACATTCTGGGTGACCCTCCGCGTGACGTTGACCTTGCCGGTTATCAGGGGGCGCTTGCGGACCTTGCCGGTGACCGGGTCACGGTAGTGGGTGAACAGGTCGTAAAGGTAGGCGCCACTGGCACCGAGCTTGTCGGTGTCCTCTGACTTGATGTGCAGCTGGATCAGCCCGGACTCGGAGTTGTAGAGGATCGACTGGTTGTCCGGGTCGGAGTCGAAGTCGGTGGAGGTCTCGTTGGACTGCAGGGTGATGACCACGCCGCCGACGCTGTTGCGGATCTCCATCCGGATCGGCGGGGCCACGAAGTAGGGCACGTTGTCGCCGTTGGTCCACCACAGCTGGACGGCCCAGTCCTCGCCCTCGTAGATGTCGAAGTCCACCTTCGCCGCACTCACGTCGTGAACTCCTCTACCTCGACTGCTTCCCCTTCCACATCATTATCCCGGTGCCCGCTGGGCAACGCGGGATGCTGGCCCGCCTGCAGCGCCTCCAGGAAGGCCTGCTGGCTGGCACCCACCACGAGCACCTGGTGGACGACGTTCTGGTCGGTCGGGTTGAGCTGCTCCAGGCCCTGCAGCTTGGCCCGGTGGCGCATCAGGTCCAGGACGAACTTCGCGTGGTTGATGTCCGGCGGGGCCTCCACCAGCTCGACGTGGGCGCTCTCGCCCTTGCCGACCAACGTCGCCACCTCGTGGTACTCCGTGGCCGGCACCCAGTGGGACGCCTGCAGCTGGTCGAGGCGGTCGAGCTCCATCTGGACGACGCTCTGGCGGTCCTCCAGGTTGACGTGCTTGCTCATCTCGACGGTGTACTGCCGCATGTAGGTGGCGGTTCGGTTGAGGCTGAGGTTCAGCTTCGCGGCGATCCAGGCCAGGGTCTCCCCGGCCATCCGGTAGTGGTAGATGATCTCGCGGATGTCGGTGTTCTCGTCAGCCAGGGACTCCGGCTCCTCAAGCGGCCTGAACATGGGTCACCGCCCAGACCGCCTGGTCTATGGTCAGGTCACCGGCGTCTATCCGGGACAGCAGCCGGGCTCTCTCGCTGGGGGTAAGACCACCCCAGATGCCGTAACGGTCCCGGTGCTCGAGAGAGGACTGGAGGCAGAGGTCGCGCACCGGACACGACATGCACTGGGCCTTAGCCTGCCTCGCCACCGGCTTGGCGTTCTTCAGCCCCTCGTGGAAGTACAGCTCGGTGCCCTTGTTGTAACAGGCTGCGGACTTGTGCCAGGGGATCTCGAAAGGGTCATCGAGGACGGTGTCGTAGCACTCCGGCTCCGTAGATAGCAACCCCTGTGGCATCGAACAGATCCTGCCTCTTCCCGAACATCTGCTCAGTCTGCGGTAGGCGGCGGATGATCCCCTGCTTCACCGTCTCTTTGTCCACACCGCCCTTGCCGATCACTGCCATCTTCCAGGAGTCGATCGGCACCACCTCGGTGGTATAAGGCAACGCGAGCAGCATACCCACAGTCTCCGCGAGCAGAACGGCCACTCTGAGGTTGTGACGCATCACGATGGACTCCTCGATGAAAACTTGGGGTTCCTGTTCCGTCACCTCAGAAACCCCGGAGAGCCAGAAGGCCACCGCCATCTGCATCCGGGTGAGCACCAGGCCTCGCGGGTACATCTTGTTCACCTTGGCCAGGTCGATGGTGAACGCCGCCAGGCCGGGGACGAAACAGCCCTCCTCCATAGCCACGGCGTCCACCCGGTCCTGGGCCGAGTCGATCCCGACGACTACCACCGCTCCCCTTCGGTCCTGCGCTGCTCGGTCAGCACCTGCTCCATGGTCAGCCGCCGGGAGCCGAGGTCGGCCATCTTCCTGGCCATGTCGATGAAGGACTGCAGCTGGCGGGTGCGGAGGTTGG